CGGAATAGGGCGCTTAGGGTAAACCTCGCTTAGATGTTCGCATCTTAGGCACAGGGGAAACCCCTAAGAACCGGTTGTTTATGCCGGTTGCTTCGACCGCTTGCTTCTGGTTCTGCCAGAAACAGGTCCATCAGGAGGCCTCTTGAATCCCGCGTGGACAGAGAGTACTCCTGTAGAAGCCAAATCGACGGTTAGACGGGGTAACCCCTTCTCAAGCTCTTCACGAAGTGAAAGAGAACCGTCAACCTTGTCCTTCTCGTCTACATTATAGACGAAGAAGGTCTTAAGTTTCCTGAAGGATGACTTAAGGTCATCCTGGGAAATTTTGATATCCTTTTCCTTTCTTGCAACACCTACGGTGTCCAAGATAGGATCCCAGATATCTCGGTAACGAGTACGCCAATCAGTTGTGTTGTAAACATCTTGACGACTCTTACCTGTGAAGACACTGAGCCATAGCTTGCCCCTTAGGGCAAGATCTACGACCTCGTCTTCAGGAAGCCATCCGCGCATCCTGAGGGTGCGTAGGTTGGCCTTGTTGCCCGCCAAGGGATCGCAGCCCGGCGTACTCTGTACCGCTTGGTACATTGTCTGCCTCGCTACGATACCCTTGTCGAGCATCTCTATTACTTGGGTCTTGACATCGGTTTCCAATGTAAAGCCTCGGTAAGAAGAGTTAGATGGCAAGGCGGCAAGAGTCCGCAGTGCTGTCTTGATCTCACGGTTTGATTCAAGGTTAGGTTCATCTTGAACCATCCTAATCAGAACTTTTGTGGGATAAGGCAGGTTATCCTTGATATCATCAAGGTCATCCTCCCTATACAGATCTAGGCCTCCTAGACTCCTAGGAAGCAGGATCTGGTGAAAGAGTTTTGTGGCCGGTTTAGGGAGCATCGCCCCCATCCGGTCGCAGAACCTTTGACGGACCATTTTAACCCAGAATTTTGGGAAAAATGCCTCGTTAAGCCATTTAAGAGAACTTCCAAGTGAAATTCCCTTGCCAATGGCGGTGTTATGGTCGTTGACTACCTCTGTTGACTTAGTCAATGGAGAGAGTAAGCGTACCTTAACTGAATCTACAAATGGCCCTTTGGCGTAACCATCGGGTGTATTGATAGATTGAATCGTCCACTTGGACGGTTTCAGAAGTTGAGGGCAGAGGAGAATCTTCTCTGTCATGATAACAAAGTTATCAGAAATCCTGTCCTCAGTTTCGGACCTAATAGCCCCAAATAGATCCAAATTGGCTTGGATCATTTGGAGGTATTGGGGTGGACCGATGGCGGTTTGATTGTCACCTGAAACTGCGTAGCAGCGCCAGGCGGCTCCAACCCGATCATCGATTTCTGTTTTGAGAAAGTCACGCATGGCTTTCTCTTCACAGGCAAGGTTGAATAGTGTGAGAATACCCTTGGTCAAGGGCTCTCCCATTAAGCAACCTCTGACCTGTTGGAACACTGTTCCATCAGGTAGGGTGCAGTCCCTTGGTCGAGCGATCAAGGACTGGACTGTCGTTAGGATATCAGGCTTAAAAAGTCCGAATCCTGACGTGAAGCCATTGAGCAAAGCCAAAGCGATCGGCTTTGGAATTGCGTCGGTGGCAGTCTTTAAGTCGGTACTCAGTACCCTACTTTGAGACGGCGGTTTCCTTTCGCCGGTAAGCTTCGTTACCATAGAAAGAAACTGCCAAGCCTGGTCTGCCTTTTCTAGGCCGGCCTTGGCTGAAGGGTGTAGACTCAAAATATCTGAGATAGGATGAGCCACACTCTGAAGCAAGATCTGTACCCACCACTCAGAGGCGGTTACAGTTCTTGCTTTAAATCCGGGTTCCGGTACCACCGAAACTCGGACTTTCGGATTAACCTGAACGCGGCCTTCCGCGTCAAGGTAATCATAAGTTAGGGCGAAGAGATAGGCACAACAACAAAGTTGTTGTCCCATCACTTCGTCGTAACCGTGAAGGGAGTCCTCGTCTGAGAGGAGGACCCCCTTCGGCTCGCCGAAATCCCCATTCTTATAGTCATAAGTGGTATCTCGGCACCAAGTCCGCCATCTCGCGATGGTGGCCTTATCCTCTACGACTCCGAAGGGGGTCCAGAATGTCTGGTCCCTCTCCGGAACGTATCGGATCATGCTAGCGAATTCCTCATGGACCTCGCTGGCTTTACCTCCGTTGCGTACCGTGCTTCCGAAGGAAGCAGAGGCGGCAACGGAGATGTGGGCCTTAAAATTCCTGATACGAAGACGACGTGCTTCCTCAGCAATTTTAAGACCTACAGCTCGTGCTGCATTAAATGCAGCATCTTCTGCGTCTGGTTCAAGCACAGGCCTTACGGAACATAAGTCCCTGAACTTGATCACAGATTCATCTTGCCTCTTCTTATCAGCTGCCGGAAAGTTCCGGGTAGTGATGAGATGAGCAAGCTTCTCAGCTCTCCCGTGAGAGTTGACAGGGTTATTCCGAAGGTCACTGACAATTGGAATCTCCCACAGGCCTTTGAAGAAATTCATGTGACTTAATTTCACAGGCTTTCCAACATCGGCCCGAGAGGAGACGTTAATGAGATCATTAACGAACTCCTTCCAGTAGGCAACAACCTCTGAGAGGTTACTTGCCCCCGTAGCATAAATCTTCCGCACGATAGAGCAAACCGCTTTACGGTTTGTGCTATCGAAGAAGTTTATGTCGCAGAGCAACATGTTATCGATGATAGCATGAATGCACTCTTCAATTCTACGAATCTCACTCAGAGATCGCGAAGCGATCACGGAGCTGACTTTCGCCGAAAGTCCGAGATTTGTAGTAAGGGTGGACTTGAAGAGACGCTGTCCCTTCATGTCCAGGAACCTGGCCCTCTTGATAAAGAGGGTTTTGGTATAACTCTTGACGCATAGCATCGAGAGTGGTCGCCTGGGTAGAAGAACTGTAACAGTTCCCTCTTCCCGGGTCACGGTGGGGACCAGTGGATTGAAT